TTGGCTAGAGAAAATAAGAAATACGAAGGATTTGTAAGTCCTGACAAACTAGCGGAATTAAAAGCCGATTATGAAAAAGAAATCAGTAAAAAGTACGAAAATTACACTTCGCCTGATGATCTAGCAAACATGAAAAAGGATTATGAAGGAAAAATTGCGAAATATGAGACCGACTCAGTAAAAACGCGAATCGCAAATGAAATGGGATTACCTTCATCGATTGCTTCACGTTTAAATGGTTCAAATGAAGAAGAAATTCGTAAGGATGCTGAATCATTTGCTGACTTATTTCAAAAAGAACCACCTTTAGCAACAGGTGAACAAACAGTTGCTACCAAAGAGCAAGAAAAAGAACTTGCTTATAGAAAGTTATTAAAAAATTTAAAAAAAGGAGATTAAAAAAATGGCAGTATTAAGCAAAGGAAATTTATTTGATCCGACATTAGTGAAAGATCTTATTAGTAAAGTAAAAGGAAAATCAAGTTTAGCGGTTTTATCAGCACAAACTCCAATTCCTTTTAATGGGCAAAAAGAATTTACATTCTCAATGGATAAAGAAATTGATATTGTGGCTGAAAACGGCAAAAAAACAGCAGGTGGGATTACATTAGAACCAGTGACAATCGTTCCAATCAAATTTGAATATGGTGCACGTGTTTCTAATGAATTCATGTATGCAAGCGAAGAAGAACAGCTAGACATTTTAAAAGAATTCAATGAAGGATTTGCGAAGAAAGTCGCAAAAGGACTAGATATTGCAGCCTTTCATGGTTTAAATCCAAGAACTGGCGTAGCTTCGTCAGTTGTAGGAACAAATAACTTTGATTCAAAAGTAACTCAAACTGTAACTTATGTAAAAGCAACACCTGATGATTGTTTAGATACAGCAATTTCAACTGTTGAAGATGTTGATTGTGAAGTAACAGGAATTGTAATCAACTCTGCAGTTCGTAGTGACTTATCAAAAATGAAAGCAACTGATGGGAACCCATTATATCCTGAATTCAGATTTGGCGGTAAACCAGCTACATTAGGTTCACAGGCTTTAGACGTCAACAATACAGTTTCATTTGGTTCTGAAACAAAAGATCAAGCTATT